GTACCGAATGAACATTTCACAATTAACAATCAAACAAATATTATTTTACTTGCCAATGGCTCGGAGATAATACTGAAGGACCTTTTCGCGTATCCATCGGATCCAGAATTTCACGCCCTAGGTGGTTTGGAATTAACAGATGCCTATGTGGATGAGGCTGCACAGGTATCAAAGAGAGCAATCGATATACTCCAGTCCCGCATTCGATATAAGCTAAACCAATATGACCTCAAACCAAAGATGTTGCTTACATGCAACCCTTCAAAAGGATGGTTGTACAACGAGTTTTACTCCCCGTTTAAGACGGAAAGCTTACCGCAACATCTTGCGTTCATACAATCATTGCCAAATGACAATCCGCATCTACCCGAATCGTACCTTGAAACGCTGCGCATGTTGCCTGAAGTGGACAGAAGACGCTTATTGGATGGAGATTGGGAGTATGATGAGTCCGTAGACAACCTTTACCAATACGATGACCTTGTGCGCTGCTTCCGGGATGAAGAAGCAAAAGGTGAAAAGTATATCAGTGCGGATATTGCACGCCTTGGAAAAGACCGTAGTGTCATTTGCGTGTGGCATGGATTGCATCTAATCGAAATACATGAACTACGCAAGCAACCAATCACTACTGTTGTATCTACCATACGCCAACTATGCGACAGGCATAGCATCAAACTATCCAACGTGATCTGTGATGAAGATGGTGTCGGAGGGGGTGCGGTTGATACGCTCCGTTGTAGAGGATTCCTTAATGGTGGGCGTGCTAAGCAGGCAGATAAATTCACCAACCAAAAGGCTGAGTGTTATTTCAAGCTTGCAGAATTGATTGAGCAGAACAAAGTAATCTTCAAAGTTAATCAGTTCCGGGATGTGATAGTGCAGGAACTGGATATGATACGCAGGCGGCAACCGGAAGCCGATGGAAAGTTAGCCGTAATCAGTAAAGAAGAAATAGCACGCATGCATGGCAAGAGTCCTGACTATGCTGATGCCATAATGATGCGTATGTACTTTGAACTATTCCCCAATTACGGCAGCTATTCGTGGGCGTAGTTTACCCGTTAGGGTATAAACAAGGGTAATTTTAATAAATTATACCCTTGTAGGTATAGTTGAGGTGGTTACAATCTGTAACCGATTGAAGCTAACACATTGATTCTCAATAACACGTTTGTTAAAATTTGTTAAAATTGCATCTCGCCTATTGCGTGGTGTAAAAAGTTACCTATCTTTGACCCATCAAACAACAACAAAAACACAAAGCAATGACAAACACAATTCAACCCGGCACAACAATCACTGCAACTTTCATTGGTGATTCTAATTTGAAAATGACGGCTCAAGTTTTATCACGTAAAGGTGATTTTGTAACTTGCCTATGCAATAAAGAGATTATCCGCAAAAAAGTAAAAGTAGGATTTGACGGAAGCGAGTACGTTATGTTGCTCGGTAGCTATTCAATGGCTCCAATGTTTTACTAAAAATAAACAGGGGCGCGGCTGTAACGCGCAATATTTAAACATTAAAAACAACACACATGAAAACAACATCGACTATCCTTCGCTACGTTGTAGCCATTATCGTAATCTTCGCAATCCTTTCTTACTGCCAAGAACTCAACGATTGCCTTGCTAAGTATTAATCTATAATCAATAATAACATGAACTTTCACAAAGACAATCTAGAAGCATTGCAGAAGTTTCAGCAGATGCTCAATGCAGAGCCTGATGAACTGGGTATTGAATCAACACCCGATAAGAAAGCACGCACGCTAGTCATTAGCCACGTAGAAACTACACTTGATGAATTATTCTTTGGACATTGGCGTACTGAGAATTTCAAGTGGGCGGTATTAGCTAATGAAGTGCAGGCATCAATGGATTTAGTGGTGATACATCCCATCAGCGGATATGAATTAAGGCGTACAGGGGCGGCATCTGTCATCATTATGGTGGACAAAGTACCCGATAATGTAACAGGCAGCGACCGCAATAGATGGGCATTAAACCCCGATAATAAAAAAGCTAATGCAATGGACTTAGCATTTGGTAAACTCAAAGCAGAGTGCCTTAAAAACGCTGCATTGTCATTAGGCAAAGTGTTTGGCCGTGACCTTAACCGCAAGAACAAGGACACATACAAGCCATTCAAGTTGAAGGGTGCGTTAGGCAGGGGGCATGAGCAGGATGTGCAGTATGTGCGTGAACTTATCGCAGCTTCAACCGACCTCACACAGCTTCACAAAATCTTCAAAGCCTGCAGCCCTGAGGTACTTGCCGAGGTAGCTGACGAAATCAATAACAAAAAGCAACAGTTCGGAATTTCCGAATAGTTGTATATTTGACCATCAATCAATATAACATGAACAACACACTATTCAGAGCGTCACAACTTGGGAAGTTGATGACCGATGCTAGGACTAAATCAGGACTTAGCGAAACCACAAAGAGCGCACTTCTTGAAGTCTACATTCAGCAGAAGTACAATCGCTACAAAGAGATAAGCAACAAGTACATCGAGAAAGGTCTAGCCGTAGAGAATGATGCCATTGATATGTGGCGCAGGTCACGCGGTGAAATCGTATTCAAGAATGAAGAGATGTTTGTAAATGAGTACATCAAAGGCACACCCGATTTACTTATCAAAGATGATGAAACAGGACTGGTTGTAAACGTACCTGATATCAAATCTTCATGGGACATACACACCTTCATGGATGCAAAGAAGAATGAGATTAGCAAAGACTACTATTGGCAAGGTCAAGCATACTGTTGGCTAACAGGTGCGCCTAAAGCTACGTTCTGCTATGTGCTAGTAAGCGCACCCATCGAGATGATTAACGACGAAAAGTATAGACTATCTCGCAGACTTAATCTTATTGATCCACAAGGTGACCCTGTATTTTTAAAGAAGGCAAAGAGCATCGAACGTAACATGATATACGATATGCCACGATTCCTTCGCGAATACCCGGATGCAAACCTAGAAACACCACGTGATGAATGGGCGTTTGATATACCCATCGCTGAACGCATCCACGAAAAGGTTGTGGAGTTTGATGAGGCAGCAATCGCAAAGCTTCAGGAACGTGTACCAATGTGGCGTGAATACTTAAATACTTTGAACGTATGAGGCACAAATGGACAAACGCATTTGGCTTGCAGTATGATTTTAATGAAACAAAATCTGTCTGCGAGAATTGTGGACTTGTAAGATTACGTATGACTTTTTTAAAATCAGAACCAAGTGTGGTTTATTATCATCCAACATTGCCAAAATTAACTACATACAAAGCACCTAAATGTAAATCACTATGAAAAAACAAACAGCAGTAGAATGGTTGGTAGATGAAATACGCAATCATATAGCGGATGGCACATTGAATGCAATAGCCATTAGCGAATTAAAAATGCAAGCTAAAGAAATAGAGAAGGAGCAAATACACAATGCTTTTGATAGCGGTGTTTGTCATGCTATTCAACCCACGAGAAATCCATTTTTATACTATTACGAAACGTACAAATGACCACAGACCAACTTAAAGACTATGTGCGCAATTCAATGCAGCACTACTACAACAAGGAACAAGTAATCGAATTAATCAATAAGCTAAACAATGAAGGCAAAAGACAAAGCATGGCAACTGTACTCGAACTATTTTGATATAATCGAAGGCGAAAAGCAAGAAGGCCAGTTGGTAGAAGTTCACATCAAAGCATTGAACGCTGCGCTATACTGCGTAGATGAAGCATTCACAAATGCACCTGATGACATCGTCAATGACTTCGAAGGCACTGGTGAATACTACAGCGTCAAGGCATACTACAGCCATGTCAAGAATGAACTATTGAAATTAAACACGCATGACCCGAAAGCAAATAAGCAAGTTGAGCATGGATGAACTAAGAGCATTGCGGATTCAATATTTGTCCAGGAATGGACAAACACAGAAAGAGATAGACGTTATTTATCGCATTTTAAAAAACATCAAACACGAATTAGATATAAGAGACTATGGTAACAGAAACTAAAAAAGAAACCGCAATACGCAGATTGCATTTAGCCCTAAAGAAACGTTTTAAAGGTCAAGCCATACGCATGACGTGGGCTGAAATGGAAGCGCTATTGAACGCAGTGCAAACCGTCGAACTGATAAACATGTATGATGCCTATAACAGTGGATATTTAGATGGCGAAAGTGGATTACCTAACCGCACACAAGATGGAGAAAATTAAACGTGTACTAACCCTTATGGTTCAAATGCAACAACGTGACATGCCCGTGCATCAGATGGCAAAGGAGCTGCAAGTAACCGAACGCACAGCATACAGATACTTGCGATTG